TTAGTACACAAGTTTTTCTAATTTTTGCTCTAACTCTCTGTCCATTTTCTCTGTTACATGTGTATACACCTTTATAGTCGTTTTTTCATCTCTATGTCCTACTCTTTTCATAATTGCTTTTAACGATATATTCATTTCCGCCAATAAACTTATGTGTGTATGCCTTAGTGTGTGAGTAGTAACTTTTTTATTTATATTTAATGATTCTGCAGCTGAGGACAATCGTTTGTTTATCCTACTGCCTTGCATAGGATTTCCTTGGCAAGTTGTGAATATAAACCCTCTATCAACATAGCTTGGTTCCCATTGTTGCATCTTTTTATTTTCTAACATTATTTTTTTCAATACATTTGCTATCCTTGAATTGATGGCGATTTTTCTTTTTGAACCTGCGGTCTTCGTAGTATCTTTGTGACCAAATCCAGCATTACATTTGATTCTGTGAATAGTGCCATTAATAGCGATCGTTTTATTTTTGAGGTCTACATCTTTAACTTGGAGCGCTAATAACTCACCTATGCGCATACCTGTTAAAGCTTGAACTTCAACAGCCCCAGCAACTAAAATACGAGCTCTATACTGCATGTTATTATCGTTCAGTATAAAATCGCGTATCTGTATTACCTGTTCCATCTCTAAATAGTTATACATTTTCGCTTCTTCTTTTTCTATATCTTCTATCGTCTTACTCTTCTTTGGTAGTGTGACGCTATTTAATATGTGTTCGTTTGGATAATTGTAAAATTTAACGGCGTATTTAATAGCTTCTTTCATATGTCCAAGTTGACGCTTTACCTGATTTGCAGAATATACGTTTGATAATTCGTTAATAAATGTTTGCATGTACTTTGTATCAATTTTGTTTAAAAGTAAATTTTGAGAACTGTTCTTTTTGATGTTTTTGATTCTTGTTTTCAAATTATCAAGCGTCGTTACTTTAAAGCCAGATGTTTTTATATGATATTCAAGCCATTCATCTAATAGCGCGTGAAAAGTCAAAGTTTTTAATTCGCTTGACGACTTGTTGTTCAGTTTTTCTTTTATTTTTTCTTCTAAACGAAACATTGCTTCTTTTTGAGATTGTTTTGTATTCTTGTTCAACACAACACTTACGCGCTTCCATTTATCTGTGTATGGATCTTTGTACTTCTCGTAATATCTGTATTTAGTTTCGTTATTTTTGTTTTTAAATTTTTCAATCCACATGTTTATACCTCCTGTAGGAACGTACGTTCTGTAAATTTGTAAAAAATAATAAGGGTAGGTGGGCTACCCAAAATTTAGTACTAGGTACTAAATATGTTATAATAAAATAAAAAGTAGGTGATAAAATGACTCAATTTCTAGGGGCGCTTCTTCTTACAGGAGTTTTAGGTTACATACCATATAAATATCTAACAATGATAGGTTTAGTTAGTGAAAAAAACAAGGTTATCAATACTCCTGTATTATTGATTTTTTCTATTGAAACATGTTTGATATGGTTTTATAGTTTTATAATTTTTAATAATGTTGATTTAAAAAATTTGAATTTAATTCAGTTGCTTACAGGTCTAAAAGCAAATATTTTGTTTCTATTTATTTTTGTTTTAACAGTGTTTGTATTTAATCCTTTAATTGTTAAATTTATTATCTGGTTAATTAATATAACCAGAAAGTTTATGAAATTGGATTGTATAAGCTTATTAGACAAAAGAGACAAGTTGTTTAATAACAACGGTAAACCAGTATTTATAGTTATAAAAGACTTTGAAAACAGAATCATTGAAGAGGGTGAACTTAAAACCTATAATTCAGCTGGTAGCGATTTCGATTTACTAGAAGTTGAGCGACAAGATTTCAAAGTATCTGATTTACCGTCAAACGATGAATTGTATATTAAACATACGCTTGTAGACCTTAAACAACAAATTAAATTGGATTTATATTTAATGAATGAATACTAATCTTTTTTCTTAGCTTTTTCTGATAAAGTGCTTTTTAATTTTTCGCTGGCGCCTGACTTTTCAAAACTTTTGTTTAATGGGTTACTACGAGTAGTTTCTTGTTTTTTGTTTTTATCTACCATAAAATTCTCACCACCATTCAACGTCTACACTAGTAGGCGTTTTTTTATTTAGTAAAATCATAATGAATCTTCTTTGGTTAACTTATCTCCATCTATTTTTTGTGAAATAAATTCCAAGTATTTACGCGCATTATGTGACGATAAATCTTTAGGTAACTCATAAGTGAATGGTTGATTACCACTAGTTAAAACTTCATATACTATAGTTTCTTTTTTTATTTTGCAATTAGTTATTTTCATTATAAACTCCTTTTAAACACTGCTGAAATAGACGTCTTTTATATTAAAGTGCCATATAGGCGCTGTTGGTCACAATAAAACATTATCAACCGACATCACGTTTTCGTTTCTACAGAAGTGAAGGTAGTTAATAATTTTAAGAAATCCATTTCACTTAAAATTTCAATGTCTTGTCCTTCACTTGATAATTTTTCTGCTTTTTTAATCTTACTTGACTTGGTATAGTTATGAGTTTTTTCTAGGTTTTCTAAATTACCGACAACGAGGTAGTTAGTTGACTTTTTTACAGAGGAATCGTAAACAGAACCAATATTAGTTACAGTTTGGGCTATTTCGTTCCGTGTGAAACCTTTTAACGCTCCGGTAAAACAAACATGTTTACCATATAATATATGATTTTTATCGTTTAACTCTTCATTGTATACTAGCTCTATTTTCTTATTAGCCGATTTTTTTATGAATCCATTCTGACCAAACACACCGTACTTAAAATTTTGGTTTTCGACTAAATCGTTCAAGTTTGCATCTTGGTCTTTTAATATGTTATATGCAATTTTGGCACACACTTTAGCATCATAAAAGCATTGTGATATTCTTCGTTTTTAATGTCAAAATGTTCAGCTAAATCTTGGAGTCTATATGAAGGTAAATTATATAAATCTTTACTTAATCGATAAGTACAAAAATATTGATTGCTAGGTAAAGGTAGATTGTATTTTTTGAAAGAATCACATAGAGCATACATATCGAAAGATGTATTATGGGCTACTATTATATGGTTATCTAAGAATCTAATAATAGCTTCATGCATTTGATACATTTTAGGGGAATCCATTACGTCTTCTTCGGATATTCCATGTATAGAAGTGTTTATAGAAGAAAAATAAGTTTCAGGATTTATGTGAGTATAAATAGCATCACGCATTTTGTTGTCTTGAAATTTTAATAGTGCTATTGAACAAATAGAACTGCGTTGTTCGTTAGCTGTTTCGACATCGATCGCTACAAAATCCATTATAATCAGCCCCTTTTATTTGAATAGTTTTTGACTTGCTACAACTCTACCTACAATCTTAACCTCGTCATCTTTTCCATATACTTGTGGGTAGTGACTAGGATTGTTTGATTCAGGAATTAAAATAATTTGGTCGTTGTTGTAACGTATTCTTTTGACAGTACCGTTGTATCCATTGACTAATACAACACCTAATTGGCCATTCTCAACAGTCGAATCCTTTTCAACAACTACAACGTCTCCGTCTTGAAAGAGTTTATCCATACTATCCCCAGACACTTGCAATCCGAACTCTTCTTTATTAGAGTTCAAATTTTTAGTAGCAAAGTATATGTAGTCGATTAAATTCTCTTCTGTATATATGGGCATTCCCGCAGATATCTTTGATACAACCGGTATCTTTTTAACTGGTATGGTTTCAAGTTGAGGTTTCTCATCTTCAATACCCATGATATATGATGGAGATACTCTTAATGCTTTAGCTAATTTTACTATTTTATCTCTCTTCATATTTTCGATATCGCCAGTTTCCCATTTTCTTACTGTGGATTTACCTACACCAACTAAATCTCCAACTTGTTCTAGAGTTAAATTCAATTCTTTACGTCTGCTTTTAATGTCTGGTTTCATTTTAAATTTCCTCCTAATAGGTATGTACTGAATATAACACTAAAGTTTCTTAAAAGCAACACCTATATAGGAAGTAAAAATAAAAATGTATTTTTAGACACTTTTGTGTTGACTAGATTGATATTAGCATGTATCATTGAAGTATCCTAAAAGACACGGAGGTGTTGAAAAATGAACAAAGCGAAACTTTATTCTGCTTTAGCGATGAAAGAGATGCATGTAAATGATTTTTTAAAAGAATTGAATAATCATGGTTTAAAACTTTCTAAAAGCGCTTATTATAGTAGAATTAGAGGAGAACAAGAATTTGACATCAAAGAAATTAAGACGATAGTCAAAGTTCTTAATTTAACCAGAGAAGAAATGAACGATATTTTTTTGGAGAATTGGTGTCCTAAAAGACACTTGAGGAGGCATAAACAAATGCAAGCATTACAAACATTTAATTTTGAAGAATTACCAGTAAGAACATTAACAGTAGATAACGAACCATATTTTGTAGGTAAAGATGTGGCAGAAATCTTAGGATACTCGAATACGCGTGACGCATTAAGTAAACACGCTGAACAATCCAGATTACATCATTAACATTCTTACTGAGTATAAGAAAGAAAAAGAGCAAAACTTACTATTACAGCAAGAAATGGGAGAGTTGAAGCCTAAAGCAGATTATGTTGATGAAATCTTAAAATCAACTGGCACATTAGCTACAACTCAGATTGCAGCAGACTATGGGATTTCAGCACAAAAGTTAAACAAACTACTACACGAAGCTAGATTACAACGAAAAGTAAATAAACAGTGGGTGCTTTACTCAGAACACATGGGCAAGAGTTACACAGAATCAGACACTATACCAATTGTACGCTCTGACGGTAGAGAAGACACAGTGCTACAAACTAGATGGACGCAAAAAGGCAGATTAAAAATACACGAAATCATGACTGAATTTGGTTATGAAGCTAACGTAACAGCTTAATAGGAGGACTTAAAAATGAATGAAGAAAAAGTAAAAGTAGTACAACAAGTTTTAGGACAAGTTGAACAAGAAATAAGCTTTGCTCTTGGTACAGATGAAGGATCACAAATCAAAAAGAAAATTGAACATAACGGTAGGGAATACGAAATCTATATGACAAGAGAAGAATGTTTAGAAGATACCTTGATTGAAATTACTAAACTACTAGAAGCAATTAATTTCGGGTTTTATTAAAACAAATTAAACCCCAATCGAACAAACATCTTAAAAGGAGGAATAACAAATGTTACAAAAATTTAGAATCGCTAAAGAAAAAAGTAAATTAAAACTCAATTTACTAAAACATGCAAACAGTAATTTAGAAACAAGAAACAACCCTGAACTGTTGCGAGCAGTTGCAGAGTTGCTTAAAGAGATTAATCGATAAATTCTATGAATTCGATTTTAGCTGAAGCGATAGCTACTATTTTGTCTCCAACAAAAGTATATGAGCCATTAGTGAACAAGGAACTTTTAATTTTTTCTTTTGATATTTCAACAGTTCCGCGATGACCTGACTTTATCACTTTTTCTAAATTATCGATTTCAACAAATTTATCATTAGAAAGATATAAACAAGCTTTCATACTTATCACCTCCTTAGGTTGATAACAACATTATACACGAAAGGAGGAATAACAAATGAACATTCAAGAAGCAACTAAGATAGCTACAAAAAATCTTGTCTCTATGACACGGAAAGATTGGAAGGAAAGTCATCGAACTAAGATATTACCAACAAATGATAGTTTTTTACAATGCATCATTTCAAATAGCGATGGGACAAACCTTATCAGATATTGGCAACCTTCAGCCGATGACCTCATGGCAAATGATTGGGAAGTTATAAACCCAACTAGAGACCAGGAATTATTGAAGCAATTTTAGAAATGCTATCAATGATACTTTTTAAATTGTTTTTAAACTCATTTTCAAAGTAAACAACAGTCTTGTCTGAAATTGTTACATGATAAATAGTGTTACTAGCATACACGCCGTTTAGGAACCCAGAGTTTTTAAGTTTATTTAAATCGTATTTTACATCTTCGAAATGTAGTTTTTGAAAATACTTTGTATGTATATCTTTAGCACTTCCAAAATTATTGCAGGTTAATTTAACCGAACCTAACTTTACACATTCTAAATAATCTTTGTAGAGTACGGACAAGATATATTGTTGGTCTTTAGTAAGTGTATCAAATTCATCAGATATCAAGGGCATGTTATCACCTCCTTAGGTTGATAACAACATTATACACGAAAGGAGCATAAACAAATGAACACAAGATCAGAAGGATTGCGTATAGGCGTCCCACAAGTTTCTAGCAAAGCTGATGCTTCTTCATCCTATTTAACGGAAAAGGAACGTAACTTAGGAGCGGAAATATTAGAGCTTATTAAAAAAAGTGATTACAGCTACTTAGAAATAAACAAAGTTTTCTATGCATTAGATAGAGAACTTCAATACAGGGCGAATAATAACAAACTTTAACATTTATCTAAAGGAGTGATAGAGATGCCAAAAATCATAATACCACCAACACCAGAAAACACATATCGAGGCGAAGAAAAATTTGTGAAAAAGTTATACGCAACACCTACACAAATCCATCAATTGTTTGGAGTATGTAGAAGTACAGTATACAACTGGTTGAAATATTACCGTGAAGATAATTTAGGTGTAGAAAATTTATACATTGATTATTCAGCAACGGGAACATTGATTAATATTTCTAAATTAGAAGAGTATTTGATCAGAAAGCATAAAAAATGGTATTAGGAGGATATTAAATGAGCGACACATATAAAAGCTACTTAATAGCAGTACTGTGCTTCACAGTCTTAGCGATTGTACTTATGCCGTTTCTATACTTCACTACTGCATGGTCAATTGCAGGGTTCGCAAGTATAGCGACATTCATATTTTATAAGGAATACTTTTATGAGGAATAAAAAAACTGCTACTTGCGACAACAAGTAACAGTGCAAGATGAGCAATTGTCTTAAATAATTATATAAGGAGTTATTAATATGACCTTACAACAAAAAATACTATCACATTTTGCAACATATGACAATTTCAATTCTGATGATGTTGTTGAAACTTTTGGGATATCTAAAACACATGCAAAATCCACTCTTTCAAAACTTAAGAAAAAAGGAAAGATTGAAATGGAAAGTTGGGGTATCTGGCGTGTTATTGAATCGCAATTGCATTTAAGTGTAGTCGAACGTAAAAAAGAAATTTTAGAAGAACAATTTGAATTGTTAGCAAGATTGAATGAACAAAGTGATGATCCTAGAGAAATAGAAGAACGTATCAAGTTAATGATTCGTCTAGCTAACCAATTTTAAGGAGGACTTAATCAATGGCAATATTAGAAGGTATTTTTGAAGAATTAAAACTATTAAATAAGAATTTACGTGTGTTAAACACTGAACTATCAACTGTAGATTCATCAATTGTACAAGAGAAAGTTAAAGAAGCACCAATGCCAAAAGAAGAAACAGCTCAACTGGAATCAATTGAAGAAGTTAAGGAAACTTCTGCTGATTTGACTAAAGATTATGTTTTATCAGTAGGAAAAGAGTTCCTTAAAAAAGCAGACACTTCTGATAAGAAAGAATTTAGAAATAAACTTAACGAACTTGGCGCGGATAAGCTATCTACTATCAAAGAAGAGTATTATGAAAAAATTGTTGATTTTATGAAGGCGAGAATCAATGCATGAAGCTAGATCACTCAAATAGAGCTCATGCAAAGCTTAGTGCAAGTGGAGCAAAACAATGGCTAAACTGTCCACCGAGTATTAAGGCAAGTGAAGGTATTGCAGATAAAAGTTCAGTTTTTGCTGAAGAAGGTACATTCGCTCATGAGTTAAGTGAGTTATATTTCAGTCTTAAATATGAAGGCCTAACACAGTTTGAGTTTAATAAAGCTTTTCAAAATTATAAGCGAAATCAATATTACAGTGAAGAGTTGCGCGAATATGTTGAAGAGTACGTAGCTAATGTAGAAGAAAAATATAACGAAGCTTTGAGTAGAGATGACGATGTAATAGCTTTATTTGAAACAAAATTGGATTTAGGTAAATACGTCCCTGAATCTTTTGGTACTGGTGATGTCATTATATTTTCAGGTGGTGTACTTGAAATTATTGACCTTAAATACGGTAAAGGCATTGAAGTTTCAGCTATAGATAATCCTCAACTTAGATTATATGGCTTGGGCGCATATGAACTGCTTAGTTTAATGTATGACATTCATACAGTTCGCATGACTATCATACAACCACGAATAGATAACTTTTCTACTGAAGAGTTACCAATATCAAGATTACTTCAATGGGGAACCGATTTTGTTAAACCATTAGCCAGACTTGCTTATAACGGTGAAGGTGAGTTTAAAGCAGGTAGTCATTGTAGATTCTGTAAGATAAAGCATTCATGTAGAACACGTGCAGAATACATGCAAAATGTGCCTCAAAAGCCACCACATTTGTTAAGTGATGAAGAGATTGCAGAACTTTTATATAAACTGCCTGATATCAAAAAATGGGCTGATGAAGTAGAACATTATGCGTTAGATCAAGCGAAAGAAAATGATAAAAACTATCCTGGGTGGAAGCTTGTAGAAGGTCGTTCACGAAGAATGATAACTGATACAAAAGCAATGCTTGAAAAGTTAGTTGAAGCGGGTTATAAACCTGAAGATATTACAGAAACCAAGTTACTTAGCATTACGAATTTAGAAAAATTAATTGGTAAAAAAGCATTTTCTAAAATTACAGAGGGCTTTATAGAAAAGCCACAAGGTAAATTAACACTTGCTACCGAGTCTGATAAACGACCAGCTATAAAGCAATCTGCTGAAGATGATTTTGACAAACTATAAAAATTAAAAAGGACGGTATATAAACATGAAAGCAAAAGTATTAAATAAAACTAAAGTGATTACAGGAAAAGTAAGAGCATCATATGCACATATTTTTGAACCTCACAGTATGCAAGAAGGGCAAGAAGCAAAGTATTCAATCAGTTTAATCATTCCTAAATCAGATACAAGTACGATAAAAGCCATTGAACAAGCTATAGAAGCTGCTAAAGAAGAAGGAAAAGTTAGTAAGTTTGGAGGCAAAGTTCCTGCAAATCTGAAACTTCCATTACGTGATGGAGATACTGAAAGAGAAGATGATGTGAATTATCAAGACGCTTATTTTATTAACGCATCAAGCAAACAAGCACCTGGTATTATTGACCAAAACAAAATTAGATTAACGGATTCTGGAACTGTTGTAAGTGGTGATTATATTAGAGCTTCAATTAATCTATTTCCTTTCAACACAAATGGTAATAAGGGTATCGCAGTTGGATTGAACAACATTCAACTTGTAGAAAAAGGCGAACCTCTTGGCGGTGCAAGTGCAGCAGAAGATGATTTCGATGAATTAGACACTGATGATGAGGATTTCTTATAAGTCAATAGGTGGGGTTTTAGCCCCACTTTAATTTTAAAGAAATTGAGGTGTCAAGAATTTGAGATTTATGAATATAGATATTGAAACATATAGCAGTAATGATATTTCGAAATGTGGTGCCTATAAATACACAGAAGCTGAAGATTTCGAAATTTTAATTATAGCTTATTCAATAGATGGTGGAGCGATTAGTGCGATTGACATGACTAAAGTAGATAATGAGCCTTTCCACGCTGATTTTGAGACGTTTAAAATTGCTCTTTTTGATCCTGCTGTAAAAAAGTATGCATTCAATGCTAATTTCGAAAGAACTTGTCTTGCTAAACATTTTAATAAACAGATGCCACCTGAAGAATGGATTTGCACAATGGTTAATTCAATGCGTATTGGCTTACCTGCTTCGCTTGATAAAGTTGGAGAAGTTTTAAGACTACAAAACCAAAAAGATAAAGCAGGTAAAAATTTAATTCGTTATTTCTCTATACCTTGTAAACCAACAAAAGTTAATGGAGGAAGAACAAGAAATCTACCTGAGCACGACCCTGAGAAATGGCAACAATTTATTGATTATTGTGTAAGAGATGTTGAAGTAGAAATGACGATTGCTCATAAAATTAAAGACTTTCCAGTAACTGCAATTGAACAAGCATATTGGGTTTTTGACCAACATATAAACGACAGAGGTATTAAGCTTTCTAAATCATTGATGTTAGGAGCTAATGTGCTCGATAAGCAGAGTAAAGAAGAATTGCTTAATCAAGCTAAACATATAACAGGTTTAGAAAATCCTAATAGTCCTACACAATTATTGGCTTGGTTAAAGGATGACCAAGGATTAGATATACCTAATTTACAAAAGAAAACGGTTCAGGAGTACTTAAAAGAAGCAACAGGAAAAGCTAAAAAAATGCTAGAAATTAGATTGCAAATGTCTAAAACCAGTGTGAAAAAATACAACAAAATGCATGACATGATGTGCAGTGATGAACGGGTAAGAGGTCTGTTTCAATTTTACGGTGCCGGTACTGGAAGATGGGCAGGTAGAGGTGTACAACTTCAGAATTTAACAAAGCATTATATTTCAGATACTGAATTAGAAATAGCAAGAGATCTTATTAAAGAACAACGTTTTGACGATTTAGATTTATTACTCAATGTTCATCCTCAAGACTTATTAAGTCAATTAGTTAGGACGACATTTACTGCTGAAGAAGGTAATGAACTAGCAGTAAGTGATTTTTCTGCAATAGAGGCAAGAGTCATAGCATGGTATGCAAAAGAACAATGGCGTTTAGATGTGTTCAACACACACGGAAAGATATATGAAGCATCGGCTTCTCAAATGTTTAATGTACCGGTAGAAAGCATAACTAAAGGCGACCCTCTCAGACAAAAAGGAAAAGTGTCCGAATTAGCTTTAGGCTATCAAGGTGGCGCTGGAGCTTTAAAAGCAATGGGTGCATTGGAAATGGGCATTGAAGAAAACGAGTTACAAGGTTTAGTTGATAGTTGGCGTAACGCAAATCCTAACATAGTTAATTTTTGGAAGGCTTGCCAAGAGGCTGCAATTAATACTGTAAAATCCCGAAAGACGCATCATACACATGGACTTAGATTTTATATGAAAAAAGGTTTTCTAATGATTGAATTGCCTAGTGGAAGAGCTTTAGCTTATCCGAAAGCTTCAGTTGGTGAAAATAGTTGGGGTAGTCAAGTTGTTGAATTTATGGGCTTAGATCTTAACCGTAAATGGTCAAAGTTAAAAACGTATGGTGGGAAGTTAGTCGAGAATATTGTTCAAGCAACTGCAAGGGATTTACTTGCGATTTCTATAGCAAGGCTTGAAGCATCAGGTTTTAAAATAGTTGGTCATGTCCATGATGAAGTAATTGTAGAAATACCTAGAGGTTCAAATGGACTTAAGGAAATCGAAACTATCATGAATAAGCCGGTTGAATGGGCAGAAGGTTTAAATTTGAATAGCGACGGATTTACATCACCCTTCTATATGAAGGATTAGGAGGATAGATTATGACAATAAAGGAATTAGAAGAGAAGTTTAACATCTCTCGATATTTTGTTGTAAAGCATGATAGGGATTGGGAAACAGGTGAAATTATTGACACTTGTATTGTTTTAGATGAATATGCGGACCATATCAACATAGAAGTTGAGGAAGTGATCTAATGCAACAACAAGCATATATAAATGCAACGATTGATATAAGGATACCTACAGAAGTTGAATATCAGCATTTTGATGATGTGGATGATGAAAAAGATGCGCTGGCAAAGCGCTTAGATGACAATCCGAATGAATTACTAAAGTATGACAACATAACAATAAGACATGCATATATAGAGGTGGAATAAATGAGTATCGTAAAGATTAACGGTAAACCATATAAATTTACCGAACATGAAAATGAATTGATAAAAAAGAATGGTTTAACTCCAGGAATGGTTGCAAAAAGAGTACGAGGTGGCTGGGCGTTGTTAGAAGCCTTACATGCACCTTATGGTATGCGCTTAGCTGAGTATAAAGAAATTGTGTTATCCAAAATCATGGAGCGAGAGAGCAAAGAACGTAAATTGGAAAGAGAGCGAAAGAAAGAGGCTGAGCTACGTAAGAAGAAGCCACATTTGTTTAATGTACCTCAAAAACATTCACGTGATCCGTACTGGTTCGATGTCACTTATAACCAAATGTTCAAGAAATGGAGTGAAGCATAATGAGCATAATCAGTAACAGAAAAGTAGATATGAACAAAACGCAAGACAACGTTAAGCAACCTGCGCATTACACATACGGCGACATTGAAATTATAGATTTTATTGAACAAGTTACGGCACAGTACCCACCACAATTAGCATTCGCAATAGGTAATGCAATTAAATACTTGTCTAGAGCACCGTTAAAGAATGGTCATGAGGATTTAGCAAAGGCGAAGTTTTACGTCGATAGAGTATTTGACTTGTGGGAGTGATGACCATGACAGATAGCGGACGTAAAGAATACTTAAAACATTTTTTCGGCTCTAAGAGATATCTGTATCAGGATAACGAACGAGTGGCACATATCCATGTAGTAAATGGCACTTATTACTTTCACGGTCATATCGTGCCAGGTTGGCAAGGTGTGAAAAAGACATTTGATACAGCGGAAGAGCTTGAAACATATATAAAGCAAAGTGATTTGGAATATGAGGAACAGAAGCAACTAACTTTATTTTAAAAGGGCGGAAACAATGAAAATCAAAATTGAAAAAGAAATGAATTTACCTGAACTTATCCAATGGGCTTGGGATAACCCCAAGTTATCAGGTAATAAAAGATTCTATTCAAATGATGTTGAGCGCAACTGTTTTGTGACTTTTCATGTTGATAGCATCTTATGTAATGTGACTGGATATGTATCAATTAACGATAAATTTACTGTTCAAGAGGAGATATAACAATGAAAATCAAAGTTAAAAAAGAAATGAGATTAGATGAATTAATTAAATGGGCGCGAGAAAATCCGGATCTATCACAAGGAAAAATATTTTTTTCAACAGGATTTAGTGATGGATTCGTTCGTTTTCATCCAAATACAAATAAGTGTTCGACGTCAAGTTTTATTCCAATTGATATCTCCTTCATAGTTGATATTGAAAAAGAAGTAACGGAAGAGACTAAGTTTGATAGGTTGTTAGAGGTATATGAGATTCAAGAAGGAGTCTATAAATCCGCATTACACAAAGGTATCAGTTTGAACGAACGTTTTGAAGACGACAATATTTTTCCTACCAAAGCATTCTACATCTTAAACGATGACCTAACTATGACGTTAATCTGGAAAGATGGGGAGTTGCTAGTATGATGTTGAAATTTAAAGCTTGGGATAAAGATAAAAAAGTTATGAGTATTATTGACGAAATCGATTTTAATAGTGGGTACATTTTGATTTCAACAGGTTATAAAAGTTTCAATGAAGTAAAACTATTACAATACACAGGATTTAAAGATGTGCACGGTGTGGAGATTTATGAAGGGGATATTGTTCAAGATTGTTATTCGAGAGAAGTAAGTTTTATCGAGTTTAAAGAAGGAGCCTTTTATATAACTTTTAGCAATGTAACTGAATTACTAAGTGAAAATGACGATATTATTGAAATTGTTGGAAATATTTTTGAAAATGAGATGCTATTGGAGGTTATGAGATGACGTTCACCTTATCAGATGAACAATATAAAAATCTTTGTACTAACTCTAACAAGTTATTAGATAAACTTCACAAAGCATTAAAAGATCGTGAAGAGTACAAGAAGTAACGAGATGAGCTTATTGGGGATATAGCGAAGTTACGAGATTGTAACAAAGAACTGGAGAAGAAAGCAAGCGCATGGGATAGGTATTGCAAGAGCGTTGAAAAAGATTTAATAAACGAATTCGGTAACGATGATGAAAGAGTTAAATTCGGAATGGAATTAAACAATAAAATTTTTATGGAGGATGACACAAATGAATAACCGCGAACAAATCGAACAGTCCGTTATAAGTGCTAGTGCGTATAACGGCAATGACACAGAGGGATTACTAAAAGAGATTGAAGACGTGTATAAGAAAGCACAAGCGTTTGATGAAATACTTGAGGGTTTACCTAATGCTATGCAAGATGCACTCAAAGAAGATATTTATCTTGATGAAGCAGTAGGGATTATGACGAGTCAAGTTGTCTATAAATATGAGGAGGAGCAGGAAAATGACTAACACATTAACAATTGATCAGTTACAAGAGTTATTACAAATACAAAAGGAGTTCGACGATAGAATACCAACTAGAAATTTAAATGACACAGTAGCTAGTATGATTATTGAATTTGTAGAGTGGATTAACACACTTGAGTTTTTTAAAAATTGGAAGAAACAACCAGGTAAGCCACTAGATACACAATTAGATGAGATTGCTGATTACTTAGCTTTCAGT